CGATATGCCGCTAACTGACAAAGAACTTATTGTTGTTGCCTCTTATGACATACCAGAAATAGACAAATTTAATAAGTATGTTCAAAACCTTAACATACTTTTCGACACCCTCCACTGTATGGAGTTTCACCCAGACTATGGGGCAGAAGATGCAGATCTAGACTTTCTATATGAAAATGATTGGGAAAGTTCGTTAGATAAGCCTTACTGCATGGTATTCATTCAAGATCTCGAACAAGTAGTTCTAGCAAGTGACAAGTTACAAACATTAGGTTACTATGATGTATATCCTGATGAAGAGTATGAAGAGTTAGTCGTTAACAGGAAAAGGAGATTGACAAATGGCTATGAAACCTAGGGCTATGAAGAAGAAACCTATGGCAATGAAACGCGGTGGCGCAGCAAAGAAAATGATGCGTGGCGGCAGCATGAAGAAAAAGCCTGTAGCTATGAAGCGTGGTGGCGGCATGATGGGTATGAAGAAAAAACCCATGATGATGAAACGTGGTGGTAAAGCTAAGAAAAAATAATGGCTTTAAAAAAATCTCAGAAGAGCTTAAAGGCGTGGACAAAACAAAAATGGCGCACTAAAAGTGGGAAACCTAGCGGTAAAACTGGTGAGCGGTATTTACCTAGTGCGGCTATTAAGTCTCTTAGCCCTTCTGAGTACGCAGCCACAACACGAGCTAAACGAAAAGGCAAGGCTGCAGGCAAGCAGCATGTGGCTCAACCTAAAAAAATTGCAAAGAAAACCAAACGATTTAGAAGCGTAGTGACATAATGGCTGTAGTAACCCCCGAACTTTCTGAAATATTTGAAGAAGCTTATGAAAGAGCGGGTCTTCAAATGCGAAGTGGTTATGACTTGCGAACAGCGAGACGTAGCCTTAACCTTTTAACATTGGAGTGGCAAAATCGTGGTCTTAATCTCTTCACTATCGAGGAGGGTACGATCTCTGTTACAGCAGGTACGGAGACTTATACCCTTCCTTCGGACACCATCGACATCCTCGAACATCAAATCCGAACCGGAACAGGTACAAATCAAATCGACACGGCCCTCGAAAGGATCAGTGTCGCAACCTACGCCCAGCAAACCAACAAGCAAACGGAAGGTAGGCCGACCCAAATCTTCGTCCAAAGGCTCTCAACGGAAACGAAAGTAACGTTATGGCCTGTGCCTGACAGCACAACTACCTACACTATTTTTTATTATAGATTAAAAGGTATAGACGGGTTAGCATCTGGAGTTGGGACTGCCACTAATTTTGTACCTCCAAGGTTCGTTCCTTGTTTGGCTGCAGGTTTAGCGTATTATATAGCTATGAAACGTCCAGAGGTAGCAAATCGTGTAACTGCATTAAAGCAAGAATACGAGTTCCAATTTGAATTAGCTGCTGGAGAAGATGAAGAAACGGCATCAATTAAGTTTGTGCCGTACGATACGTTTATGTTAGGTGGCTAATGTCATATGCAAAAGGTAGATATGCTTTTGGTTTTTGCGACAAAACTGGGTTTCGTTACCCGTTGTCTGACCTCGTGCCTGAGTTTAAAAACGGCGTCAAGACTGGTTTTCTTGTAGGTAGAGACGTTGTAGATCCTGACCAACCACAAAACTTTTTAGGGCGTTTAAAGATATTTGATCCCCAAAGCCTACAAAACCCTCGTCCTGATACTTCAGAAGTTGAAAGCAGGCGACTTTTTGGTTTTGATCCTGTGGGGAACGATGCTCAGTTTATGACAGCAAAAGTAGGAACTGTTACGGTTAATATAACAGACACTGCTACCGCAACTTTAAATGTTGGTAGTTTTACTTTAACAGGCCAAGATGTGAGTTTGACAGCTTCTAGTACAACGTTAGTCTGTGACGTTGGTAGCTTTACCTTAACGGGTCAAACGGCTACTTTTGGTTCTTTTGAAACCCTCACAGTAACTGTACAAAGCACTGGATACGGCAATAAGTACTATATAGGTGGATCTCAAACTCCAACACTTACCTTAAATGAAGGAAGCACTTATCGTCTTGATCAGAGCGATTCAAGTAACAGTGGTCACCCTATACGGTTTAGCACCACTTCTGATGGCACACACGGAGGAGGCTCTGAATACACCACGGGGGTAACAACCGCAGGCACTCCCGGTAGTTCTGGTGCTTACACACAGATAGTTGTAGCTGTGGGAGCGCCAACGTTGTATTACTACTGCACCAATCATAGTGGAATGGGAGGCCAAGCAAACACGCCTTAACAGTAGCTTTGATAATTTAAACATGTTAATATTACAGAAAGGAGATTAGATATGCCCGGAAAAACTTTAAAACCTGTACCTACAGACAATAAAGGGTTAGGTAAATTGCCAACAGAAGTTCGTAATAAAATGGGCTTTATGAAAAAAGGTGGTAAGGTAAAGAAAATGGGAATGGGCGGTAAGTGCCGTGGTATGGGCGCTGCTACTAGAGGTGGCAACTTTAACAAGATGGGCTAGACAATGAACTATTCAGAACTGACACAAGCCATTAAAGATTACACGGAAAATACAGAAACAACTTTCGTGAATAATATAGATGATTTTGTTCGTCAGGCTGAAGAACGTATATATAGGGACGTTATAATCCCTGAGTTAAAGAAAAACGCTACTGGTAACATGAGCGCAGGTAATCAGTATCTTGCACGACCTTCAGACTTCTTATCTACATTTTCTCTCGCTATATCTAATAGTGGTGAATATACATATCTTCTTGAAAAAGAAGTTAATTTTATAAGGGAAGCCTACCCTAATTCTTCTACACAAGGCGTTCCAAAGTACTATGCAATATTTGATGGGGACTCCGCATCTTCAGACGGCAACTTCATAATAGGTCCAACACCGGACAATTCCTACGCTATAGAGCTACATTATTACTATGATCCACCATCAATAGTTACAGCAAGTACCTCTTGGTTAGGGGACAACGCAGAAACTACATTGCTTTATGGAAGTTTGATCGAAGCGTATACGTTTATGAAAGGCGAACCTGATATAATACAGTTGTACCAACAAAGGTATGAAAGTGCTTTACTAAACATGGCAAGTCTAGGCGTTATGCTTAGAGGTGATATTTACAGAACGAGTGCAGCATAATGGCTATTACACAAACAACATGTACTTCATTTAAAGTTGAGCTTTTCAAGGGAGAGCATGACTTTGATGCACACACCTTTAAAATTGCTCTTTATACAAGTTCAGCAACATTAGGCGCAAGCACTACCGCTTATAGCTCTACTAATGAAATCACAAATACATCAGGTAGCGCTTACAGTGCGGCTGGAAAAGCTCTCACCCTTACAAGCACATTTCCAAAGGCTTCTGGAACAACTGCTATTGTTGATTTTAACAACGTACAATGGGCAAACGCAACCTTCACTGCACGAGGTGCTTTGATTTATAATGACACACACTCTTCCAAAGCAGCCGTTGCTGTGTTAGACTTTGGGAGTGACAGGGCTGCTTCAAACAGCACCTTTGAAATTCAATTTCCAATAGCGGATGCTTCGTCTGCTATCCTAAGGATAACATAGGAGATAAAAAATGGCATCCTTTACAAAAGTAAACGACTTCGTTAAAAACGCAGTTCACAATATGGACCTTGAATCAGATCAAATAGCAGTAGCTTTGACTAACACTGCACCGGGAAGTGAATCAAGTGATCCCACTGCGGATGGAAACGGGATTGTTGGTAATCTAACCGAAATAAGTTACTCAAATTGTTCTTCCCGAAACATTACTACAACGTCATCAAGCCAGACAAGTGGTACATATAAGCTTGTTTTGGCGGATTTAACTTTGACAGCTTCAGGCACAGTAGGTCCGTTTCGATATATCTATATATTTGACGATACAGTTACTTCTCCTGCTGATCCTATTATAGGTTTGTACGACTACGGGGCTAGCGTGACTTTAAACAATGGAGACACCTTTACATTAGATTTTAGTCCCACAAACGGTGTAATTCAACTAGCGTAAGGTAAGAACATGGCAAAGCTCTTCAATAGGGCAAAGATGGGAACCAGCACAACGGGTACTGGAACTGTTACCTTGGGCAGCGCTTCTTCTGGCTTTCAATCTTTTGCCGATGCGGGTGTAAGTAATGGTGATGTCATTCAATATGTTATTGAGGATGGCAGTAATTTTGAAATAGGGACAGGCACATACACTAGCTCTGGCACTACTTTAACTAGGGCAGCGGTAACAGAAAGTTCTAATTCGGATAACGCCATAACCTTATCTGGCAGTGCGGTAGTATTCATTAGTGCGGTTGCTGATGATTTAAACCGTTTACAGAACGCAGGTTCGACCAAAGTAGCAGCTACTTCTTCTGGTGCTACCATTACAGGCGACCTCGCGCTTACGGGAACGATGAGCAGTGGTGCTTTATCTTCTTCAGTAACGGGTGCAACGCAGGCCGCAGGAACAACCAACACGACTATTGCTACAACTGCCTTTGCTGCAACAGAAGCTGCCAATCAAGCAGTGGCTATGGCAATCGCTTTAGGTTAGATAGGAAGTAACAAATGGCAAACGCATTTAAACTAATAACAGACACAGGAGTAGGCACTTCGGCGGCTACCATACACACTGGTGCATCTTCGACAGAAACTACGATTATTGGCCTCAACATATCTAATATTGTGACCTCTCAAATAGAGGTGGATGTCCAGATTGAGAATAATGATGGTGATAACATTTACCTTATAAAGGCTGCTCCTGTACCTGTAGGCTCTAGTTTGGTTGTTGTAGGGGGTGAACAAAAAGTTGTTTTAAATGCGAGTGATGTTTTAAAAGTTACGAGTAATACGGCTTCCAGTGCTGACGTTGCACTGTCTATTTTAGAGGTTACTTAATGGCGTATTTAGGGGCAGGCCTTACAAGATTTAATACAGCAGATGAACTGACTGTTACGGGCGATGCTCAGATTGACACAAACACACTTGTTGTGGACTCAACAAACAATCGCGTCGGCATACTTAATGCAAGCCCTACTACGGCTCTCGATGTTAACGGTACGTTGACCGCAAGTACTGTTGCGGTTGCAATCGTTGATGTTAGTAACGAGATACAACTTGAAGGCGCTGCTGGTAATGATGGTTTAATACAAAAGAATGCGTCTTCTGGTCGAGACGAATTACAAATTTACGCTGGTGGAGATGCCTATGAAAGTGGGTCAAGAGGTGCAGGGATACACCTGTATGGGAATAGCGACAGTGAACATGATGGAAACTTTGCCGTTCTTACGGGGCCGAATGATAATGGTGATGGTCGTTTAATTGTCTCGGGTCGTGTGGATAAAACACATGTCACAATCGGTAACGGCATTTGGAACTATGTTGATAACGGCAATGACCCTGCGCTTTTAAATTTATACAACCCAACAAGCCAGCCAGCAATTCTTATTGAGGGCGCAAGTGCTACAGAAGGTGATATCGTTACTCCTGATGGTGAAGCCCTACAGATCGGTCATTGGAATAAAACTTCGTCTTCATTTACTGAACGTTTACGCATAAGTAGCTCAGGCAAAATTGGAATTGGGACGACTTCGCCAGACCAAACTTTGCATGTTCATAAAGGAAGCGCAGGGTCTGTTGATAGTGCCACAAATGCAGTTATTACATTAGAAAACAGCACACATGGTATTCTTCAATTCTTAACGCCTAATAATGTAAGCAATCAAATTCGTTTTGGTGATGTTAATGATAATGGTAGAGGTTACATAGATTATAATCATAGTACTGATAATTTAAGTATTGCGGTTGGTGGCTCAGAAGCTGCGCGTTTTGATGCGTCAGGAAATTTAGGAATAGGTACTTCAGCCCCACACGATTCGGGGGCAAACTTTAGTATGCTTACGCTTAATGGTCCAAAAGGTGGCGGCATAGTATTTTCAGATGATGACGTTAATCAACATCAAATTTATACAACAGATGATGCTTCTCTTAGATTTGCTCGTGGCTCAGGTTTAAGTGATGAAAGTATGCGTATCGACAGCAGTGGCAATGTCGGGATTGGAGATTCAAGTCCTTTTTCTAAACTTCATGTAGAAGATACAAGTTGGTCTTCTGGCGCACCTTACGGAACTGTTCTTTACGTTAATGGTGGTGGTGTTAACGATAATAACTGGGGTCATCTTTTTATTACACAAACTTCTACAAGTACTGGTAGTGGTGGTAAACTTTCTTTTGGCTCAAATGGTGACAATCCATTTGCAGGTATTAAAGGTTACTATGCAGGTGGAACTTATGGGCATTTAGACTTTTATACTAGGCCTAGTGGCGGAACTGCAACAATGCGTATGCGTGTCGATAGCTCAGGAAACCTGTTGCTGGGAACCACTAATACATCAATTGCTACTTCTAACAGTGATTACGGGGCAGTAATTACTAACGGAGGAAGGATTTTCTCCACCGTAAATGGAGACCACCACGATCTAAACAGAGCAAGCAGTAATGGAGAACTAATTAGACTTAGACGAGGCGGTACTCAAGTTGGTAGTATTTCCGTTGATGGCTCTTCAACATCTTTTAACACATCCTCAGACTATCGACTCAAAGAAAATATATCAGATATTTCTGACGGTATTACACGAGTAAAACAACTATCTCCGAAACGATTTAATTTCATTGCTGAACCAGACACAACAGTTGACGGATTTTTAGCACATGAAGCTCAAACAGTTGTCCCAGAAGCTGTTACTGGTACACACAATGAAGTAGAAGTTTGGGCAGAAGGTGAAGAGTTACCTGACGGTGTTTCTGTTGGTGACAATAAGTTGGATGATGGAAACACAATTCCAGTTATGCAAGGCATTGACCAAGCTAAACTTGTGCCATTGCTAACGGCTGCACTGCAAGAAGCGATAGCTAAGATTGAAACACTAGA